TCCTTTGACATTTTTTATATCCTCCTCAATAGGTACATTTGGAAAATTTTTATTTAATACTTTAATACAATAAGGATCTTTTTCAACAAATTTAACAGTTTCAAACAATCCCGTTGATTCTAGCCCTAAGCTAAAACCCCCTATTCCTGAAAATAAATCAAGGACTGTTTTTTTAGCCATTCTCCTGTGATCTGTCTATTTGAGCATAGGACACAATTCCTTGAACTTCATTACTAGTTGGACATGTCATTTTTAATGCATCACTTTCTTCTAATACTAAAGTTTTAGTAATTATATCTGTAGTAGATGATGCAGCTATACTTTGATTGCCTACTCTATAAGTTGTAGAAGCAGAAGAATCGGTAACTTGCGTAACTACTGCAAGAGCTCCTGCCGATGATCCATTACTTAGTTGTATTTGTTTAATTAAACATCTCGCTGAAGCTGGCGAGGTAAGAACCGTTACAGTATTTGTAGTGGTTAAACTTATTCCAGCATTTTTATATTGTATTGTCATGATAGAAACCAATTAAACGAATCTTGTTCGGTTTTCAAGTCAAATTGAAAAGAAAAATTAAGTTGATTTTTTAAAGTATCTAGTGATTCAATTATTTGTCTTTGATTACTTACATCATATTCATTTCGTGGTTCAGGTATGATTATGTTTATTTTAGCCATTATCCTTTCCAGCCTCCTTCTCCCTTGGATGTTCCTGGAGCTCCTCCTCTTGCAGATTCTGGACTTCCGATTCCTCCTGTACCTGCATGGTCTCTCCCTGAAGGACTTGTCCAATTACCTGCTTCGTCATATCCTGCATCAATTCTAGCTTGTTTTTTCTTAGCCGCACGCTTTGCTGCTAAATATGCCGCAAGTGTTTTAGATTTACCCCATGTAGTATTTTGTAAATAATTATTCAAAGCAGCTAATCCAGTTATAGGAGAAAAAGCTGCACCTAGTGCCGTTGCAGCAAAACTAGGAAAACCTATATTTTTTGCAAAACCAGTTATTGCACTTCCTTTTATATGCTTACCCAAACCCCATTCAGTATTAGGAGGGTTATTTATTTGGTTGCCTTTTTCAATTGCCATTGGATCGTTTGGAGCAAAGGTTAACCCACCATAGTTTTGTAAATTATTTTGTGCTTGGTTGTTTACTCCAAGAGTATCTATTCCTACAGGGTTTCTGTTGTTAAATAAGTTAACTGCTTGGTTTGCTAAATTTCTATTATAGTAATTACTAAACATTATCTCATTCCATCAGGTTGTACATCTGCTCTAAATGTGCCAAATCTCCAAGTTTCATCGACCGCTGTATTTTCAATTTTTAAAGATGCAAATCGTGATCTAGCTCTAGTGTCTACTTTATCAGTAGTACTTGTAATAGTAAACGGCCCTAAAGGGGATGAAGTAGCAGTATCAGCAGGATATTTTCTTAAATTAATAGTTATTTTAGCATTGCCTGTTAATAATTTAAAATCAGGAATAAATCTTCTCATACTCATAAAAAATTCCCCCTGTCCTCCTACACTAAGATCAAAATCTCCTGACTCTATGTAAGCAGCAATTGCTGTAGATGCTCCAGCTGAGTCTACTTCATTACTACCTACTTCTTGTGCGTAATATGTACTAGCTCCATTAGCGTTTGTTACACCCTGTATGGTTGGAAAATTTGGAGTACCTGTTGTACTATATTTAGTAGAATATGGATTATCAAATAAAGTTGCATCAGCCCATGTAGTTCTATCTAAAGAACCAGTAGTCCATACATTTTCTTCATAATTATAAGTTACTATTCTATCTATATTTGATGAACCATATTTAGGATAAAACCAATTTAATTCTCCATATAAATGATTTAATCCTGCATAAATTTGTTCACCATTAGAATAACTAATTCCTAAATTATCTCCTTTATTAGTAAAAACAAAATCTTCTACTAAACACGGAAGTGCTTTGACTGTACCATCATAGACAAAAAAACCGCCAGCTTGTCCCATCCACCAGACAGCACCATTAACATATTGAGCAGCATGTTGACCAATCAGTCCACAATTTGATCCTACTTGTTTAATAGAAAATGTAAATGGAGGCCCTACAAACTGCATAGTGTAAGCAGCGTTATCTGTTAGTACTAAAATATAATCTTTAGCTTTTACTGCTCCTACAATTTTTACACCTGAATCTAATCTAAAAGTTCCTGCGGTGTTGACTGAAGTAGGAGTATAATCCGATATATTTTCTTGATCCGAAAATCTAATAAACATTTTATCTTGGGTAGCTGGAGTTCCTATAGTTGTTTCGGTTCCAAGAACAATTAAATGTCTATCTCTTTCTGAAACAATAGACATTACTGATTTAGTAGGAGCATTACTTACTACAGTTGCGCGAGTACTTAAAGCGGTTCCACTAGAAGCAATTGGAGTCCACTCGTAAGTTTTTCCATTTTTAATAGTTGCAATTAGTTTTTCTCCAAAATGATCTAAAGACCAAGATGCAGGATCTAATTGTACTGTAGAGCTTAGAGCTGCGTCTCCCCATCCTATAAAATATTCTACACCTGCTCCATTACTATGAGCTGCTGTTGAAGTTCCGTTGGCCGCTCTTGAAATTCCTGTTAAATCATTAGAAGAAATTCCTGTATAAGATATTAATTCACTATCTACTTTTATAACTCCACTTGTTGGAAATCCTGTAGTTGAAGCAAGAGTTATAGAAGTACCTACACCACCAGTACCAGCAGTATCATTTAATAAAGCTCCATTTAAAGTTCCAAGAACTCCTGAAGAACCACCCCATCCAGATGTTCCAAAACCATAGCCATAAGATTGATTTAAAGGACCAACTTTAATATAAGGATTAAGTGTCGCTGATCCAGTCCCTGCAGTAGTGGCTCCAGAATTGGTAGCCATAGTAATTGTAAAAGTATCAATTGTTGGTACCGTAACAACTTGAAAAGTTTGATCTTCAAAAGCTCCTGTAGTATATCCTGATCCTGTTGGTACCGTAACTGATGTAAATGTAAATAGATCCCCTACATCAAAGCCGTGCGATGCTTTATTAACCGTAACTGTGGGGTCATTAAGAGTAGCATCAAAATCAGCACCTGTAAGAGCACTATCCAAAGGAGTAATGTCATAAAATGCTCCTCCATAATAAATTATTAAAGCTTTATTAGTACCAATAGCAGCATAATTTCTTCCGTCCAAATCAGCCCAAATTAATTGTTCTCGAGCTGCTCCAACTAATGTTTTACCTGTAATCTGTTCCCATCCTCCTATTTTTTCAGGAAGACCATATCGAAATCTAACAAAATCACCATCCGTCCATCTTCCAGGAGCTCCAGTCGGGGTTAATTGTTTATCAAAACCTGCTTGTATCTGTACATTTGTCAAAGGCATGCCAGATTATAACATAAGAGGAGGTTCATTTCGATACTTTAGGTTAAAAACGACAGCATACTTTGGTTCCTTATACACAATAGGATCACACTTATGCCATAAGGAACTGTTCCAAATTAAAAAAAGACCAGGTTCTGGTTTAATTTTTAAATTAAGTTGTGGAAATTCTAAAACTTGAGGATGATGATTTAAATAAAAAAGACCTGATATATGAGACTCTCCATGTTTGTGTAATTTAGTAAAATCTCCTGTATCATTTTTAATTCCCCAAACATCTGTTAAATCTAGGGCAGGTTTTAAAACATCTGTAATTTCACTATTCCGTTCCCTAAAGCGAGTAAAAGTCGTATGAAAATGTGGGTCTTTCTCAAATACACCAGTTGTCATTTTGCCTTTTACATTAGTTTTGTAATCAGCACTTCCTGTGTTGGTATTAATTTTTTCTATAAAATAATCTACATTCATATCTATAATTGATCCATAAAGCCACGCATTAAATTTTAAAAGTTTATCAATTCTTATTTCCATCTAAGCTCTTTGTAAAAAAAATAATTGTACTAATCTTTCTTCTTTCCATTGTTTTACTCCTGGACTGTGTGGTTGTTGCGCATTATATAATATTAAACGATTAGTTTTACTTCCAACTATTAAAGTAGGTTCTATATCGGTAAAATTATTGTATAAAGAAGTACCATCATGAATAGAATTACTATTTAAATAAATTACTCCTGCTAAAAATCCATAATCCTCATCTTTATGTCTTTGCAAACCTTCCCAAGAATTACTTTTTTTTAATTCACTTAGAAGGGTTTTTCGGAAAAAAGTATACATCGTAAAAGGCTCATGAACTAATTTTTTTAATGTATTTTCTACATATATATGAATGGGGTCTTTTTTTTCTAATTGTTTGGTTTCCCATGTTGGATAAGCCTGTAATCTATCATCCGTGTTAGAATTTGGAGGTTGAAAAGAAGCTGTAAAAGGCAGCTGTTCGGTGGCCGTTATTACTTTTTTAAAAAAACTTTCTTCGTAGAAATTATCAATAATATGTATCACTGGCTAGGAATTTTAGTATCAGGATAGGTACTTGTTTCTTTAGTTTTAGGTTTAAATTTCATATTCCATTCAGTAACAATCTTTACCAAATAATTACCTAAATGGTTTAAAGAGTCTGCTTCTAAATGTAAGCGTTTCTTTTGAGTAAGAATAGTAATTTCACGATCTTCAAAAATTATATCTGCGCTTCCGTCTTCGTGTTGTTGTATTTTCATTTGTCTCCTTTATAATTCTCTAGCGGGCATTCCCCACAACAGTCTTTTATCTCTTGAAAATTCTTTAAAAGGCCCGTCTTTTTGAACATAATGTATAAAAGCTTGAGCATACCAGTCTCCTGTAAAGTCTTCTCTCCAATGCATTACTTCACATCCAAAATAAATAGCTGCATCACCATGCTCTAAAAAACATGGAGTACCGTCCATATAAATCGGCCATTTCGTCCCGTCTGAACCTATAGATATAGTTGCACTTATTTCGCAAGATTCTCTATCTGTATGTTTAGGTAAATTAGATGCGTAAGTATACATTCTCCAATAAGAATAAGTTGGTAACAATTTATAACCAGTTTCTTTTTCTATAATTTCTCTTTTTTGCAACATTATAGTTTCAGTAAATGGATCGCCGTATATTTTTGAATCTGCATTGTTATTGTTGGGCTTAACATCAAAACTGAAATCATTTAATCGATGTCTTATTCTACAATAATCTGTTAACAGCTTAACTTCTGTTTTATCTAAAAAATTTTTAATAATTTTATATTTAAAAGGTCTTTTTAACACAATTTTTCCTTGTTCTGTACTAGTAATTA